ATGTCAGAATTAGAAAACAAAGAAAAAGATGCTTCAACGAATCCTGAAAATACTGTTTTGGTACAAGGTGAAGAAAACACCAATCCTGAACCAAAAGACGAAACGCAGAAGGTATCGAAAGACACCGCAAAAGCCAAATCAACTGGTGGTAAAAGCACAAAAGGTGGAAAAACTACCAAAGTGGATTCTAAAAATAAAGCAACAGGAACTTCAACGAAAGAAGGGGATCAACCTGGTGGTGAAGTGAACAAAGGTGATCAGTCGGACAAAACACCAAAAACGGCAAAGCCTGGTGGAAAAACTGATCAACGTGATAAGGTTGCAACAGATGTGTTCAAAAACAATCCGAACTGCACCAAACTATTCTTCACCAGTGATGACATTCCATTTTTTGCAGAAAGCGATGCATTGAAGCATGCAAGATCGCTTGATGATCAAACAGTCGTACCAAAATACAAAGAATAAAATGGCAGGATTACCAAAAGTAACATTCACATACGGAAACGGTGCATTAGGTCAAACCATTGCCAGTGCTGATGGTCTGTTGTGTCTGATTGTAGTTGGTGCAGCAAGTGTTGATGACACTTTTGTGCTTGCAACAAATTACAGTATCAGAAAAACAGCAGATTTGGAAGCACTTGGTGTGACTGCTGACAATAACGCACTTCTTCATAAAACTGTTTCAGATTTCTACAAAGAAGCACAAGAAGGAACACAATTGTTCATTTGTGGCTATCCTGATACACTGACCATGTCAGCAGTTTTGGACAAAGAAAATCCGTATGCAAGAAACATAATTGAATCCACCAATGGTCAGGTGCGTGGATTGATAATCACGAAGGTTGCCAAAGAAGGTGCAACCATTGAAAATGGGTTGGATTCAGATGTTGCACAAGCAATGATGAATGCAAATGCACTAGGTGATTGGTCGGCTGAAACGAAATATGCACCAATATTCACCATTATTGATGGACTTGGATTTTCAGGTGATCCACAAGAACTGGTGGACTTGAAAACATACAGATATAATCGTGTGGGTGTTGTGATCGGTTCAAGCGAAAAAGGATCAGCAAATCAGGCTATCGGTTTTATTGGTGGACGCATTGCCAGTTCGAGTGTTGACAATAACATCGGACGTGTTGCAGATGGTGCATTGAATACGCTGACCATGTATGCAGGTGACAAAGCTATTGAATTAGCAGATGTTGAAAGCATATATGACAAAGCATATATCACTTTCAGAACCTTCACAGGTATTGCAGGATATTTCATTTCTGATGACCTGTTGGCAACCAAAGCAACAGATGACTACAACCAACTGACACGCAGACGAACCATTGACAAAGCATTGCGGATCGCTTATGCAGTTTTAGTTGAAAAACTGTTGGACAAAGTGCCAGTGAAAAATGATGGAACAATGTTGCAGCCTGTGATTATCGGATGGCAGCAAGATGTTGAAAATGCAATTGCAATCAATATGACAGCCAATGATGAATTGTCTGCTGACAGTTCTGATTCATCGGATCGTGGTGTGCAATGCTTCATTGATCCAACACAAGATGTTTTGGCAACCAGTACAGTGAACGTTGAATTGCGTGTGCGTCCATTCGGTTATGCCAGGTATATCAAAGTGGTTTTAGGTTTTACAGTAAACGAAAATTGATATGGAAGATATAATCAAAGATTTATTCAGAATCAATGGACGTGAATATGAGTGGGCTGATATCAGCATTCTGTTTGGTGGAATTCCAATTTCAGGATTCCGTGAAATCAAATATAAGAAAGCAACTGAAAAGGAAGCGATGCATGCCAAAGGACGCAATGCACACACCATTCAGCGTGGCAATAACTCTGTCACAGGTTCATTGATATTCACACAAAGTCAATTATATGCACTGGATGCAGCAGTTGCCAAAGGTGATCTGTTGGACATGCAGATTGATATTGTGGTGTCTTATGGTGCTGAACTGAATTCAGTAGGTGGAGCAGGAAAAACAGCCATCAATACGCGTGTGATCAAAGGTGTTGAATTCACCGAATACGAAGAAGGAATGTCACAAGGTGACAAGTTCATGGAAATTTCAATGCCGTTTTTGGCACTGGACATATTAAAAGCATAATCAAAATGGCAAAAGCAACAAAAGATCAAATCGAAAAGTGGAAAAAGCAGCATGGTGAAATATACCATGTTGAAGTTGGTGAATATGATGCATATCTGAAAACACCTGACCGAAAAACAATGAAGTACGTTGCACAAGTTGCAAATGATCCAATCAGAGCAAACGAAGTGCTGTTGGAAAATTGTTGGGTTGGTGGTGATGAAATCATCAAAACTGATGATGAACTGTTTTTTGGAGTTTCGGCAAAACTCAATGAAATAGTAAAAATCAAAGAGGCTACTATTTCAAAGCTCTAAAGTCAGCACAATATGTCGTTGCCCAAAATGGATTGATGCAGACTGATGTACAACTAAGATACTTTCTTCACATTGATCCTGACGTGCTGACTGATGCAGAATGGGCAATTCAGGTCAAATCACTGGAATGGATAAGAAAAAAAGAAGCTGAACAACAATGAATATCCTAAGCTATACACTTCGATTGAACGATCAGATGTCATCCACACTTTCACGTGTGGGTGCATCATCGAATTCAACACGTTCTGATGTTCAAGATTTACGTGAAGAAGTTCAGCAATTGGATAAAACATCAGTTAGTGGAATCACTTCATCCATGAGTGGATTGGCAAAGATCGCAGGTGCTTTGGGTATCGGAACACTGATTGGAAAAGGTTTGGCAACATCGGTGACAGCAGGTATGGAAAGGGAAATGCAAAACGTTTCTTTTGAAGTGCTTTTTGGTGGTGCTGACAAAGCTAAACAGATGATCAGTGAAATTTCTGATTTTGGAGCAAAAGCCTATGGAAGCAATGCGATAAGTGGTGCAGTTCAGATGATGAAAGGTTTTGATGTTGCATCGGATCAGATAATGTCTGATTTGCGTGTGATTGGTGATATTGCAATGGGTGATGTCAATAAATTCAATTCATTATCGCTTGCATTTGCACAGATGTCATCAACTGGGAAACTGACAGGTCAGGATTTATTGCAGATGATCAATGCAGGTTTCAATCCATTGACACAGATGGCAAAAACCACAGGAAAAAGCGTTGCGACACTGAAAGACGAAATGGCAAAAGGTCTGATCACATCTGAAATGGTCAAAAAATCATTTTATGATGCAACAACAGCAGGTGGTTTATATCACAACATGATTGATCGTATGGCATCACAAACAGGTGGTGAATGGTCACGATTGCAGAATACAATAAATGAAAGATTGATCCAATTGTATGATAATATTTTGCAACCGTTGATTTTGCCTGTTTTACGTGCAGCAAATATGTTGTTGACAGACACCATCGGTTTTGTCGCTAAAGTAACCGAAAAAATAACCAATTTGAATCCTGTGTTGCTGATTGCAGGTGGTGCAATGCTTGCTTATGCATCTGCAATCGGTATTGTCAAAGTAGCAACGTTGGCTTATGTCGGTGTCACTAAAATGTTAGCTTTTTTCAAAGGAATTGAAACTGCTGCATGGTGGGCAAATAATGCTGCCATGTTTGCAAATCCTGTGACATGGATTGTTGCAGGTGTGATTGCTTTGATTGCCGTGCTTGCTTATCTGATATTGAAAATTGATGGTTGGGGTGCAGCATGGGAACACACTGTGAATGGTGCTAAACTTATATTCAAAGCCTATGTGGAATCTGTGAAACTCTATTTTAACACCATGATCAATGGTATAATGATAGGGTTGAATAAGATCAAAGAAGGTTGGTATGAGTTTAAAGAAGCAGTTGGAATCGGTGACAGTTCTGACAATCAACGGATGCTGCAACAGATACATGCAGACACAGAAGCACGCAAAAAAGCAATTGTGGATGGTGCAAAGAATGTTGCAAATTTAAGTATTGAAGCAGCCAACGAATTCAAGAAAGCAGCAGGAAGTTTCAGTTGGAATGACAAATCATTGTCTGATGTTGTTGGTGGTCTGAAAGGTCAATTGGGCATTTCTTCACCAACAGTGCCAGGAATGGAAGCAACAGGTGGTGGATCAGGTTCAGGTGGTGGATCAACTGGTGGAAAAGGAAGCAAAGATGCAGCCAATGCAATTGCAACAGGTGGATCGAAAACAACACATGTGACCATCAATATTGGTGAAATGGGAAACAGGATTGTCATCAATGCTGCCAATGCCAAAGAAGGTGGAACACGGATGCGTGAAATTATTTTGGATGAATTAACACGTGTGCTTTCAATGGCACAAGGTCAATTGATATAATGCAATGAATACGATTCTAAACAGACGAAACAATATCACTGTGCATCAGGCAAAAGATTTGATGCAGAAAGGATATACAGTGGAAATGGTTTTGCCATTGTCATTGCGGATGCCTGATGGTGATTGGTGGTTGTTTCCTATCGAACCATTGATTTCAATTGCAGGAAAGAATGAAATCATCAAAAGAAGCGTTGCAAAATCAGACAAGCGTGGAACGATCAAAGAACGTTGGTCAGAAGCAGATGTTCAGGTTAGCATACAAGGTTCATTTATTCATCCTGATATATATACCTATCCATCACAAAACGTGACTGACCTGACCAATCTGATCAGGCAAAAAACAGCCATTGAAGTTCAGAATGAATTGCTGCAACTGTTGGATGTTCATCAGATCGTGATTGAAGATTATAAATTTCCATTCTCGAAAGGTGAAAATGTTCAGAATTATAGCATTGAAGCAGTCAGTGATGATTTGTATAATCTTTTTATTGATGTGAAAGATGTTTAACATGGTTTATGACATACAGATAGGCAACTACAAATTAGGATTGTTAGAATCGGTTGAAATAACCAAATCGGTCAGTGTGATCACTGGTACGGCAATCATCACTGTGCCTGGTGTGGTTTATAACCAATCACTGGATATTGAAAATAAAGTGAAGGTTGGTGATCCTGTGATCGTAAAACTTGGATATGATGATGACCTGGTGACAGAATTTGAAGGATATCTGCAACGTATTGACACGGATGACAGCAGCATCATATTCAATTGTGAAGATTCTATCTACTTGACACGCAAACCTGTTGTTGATAAACAGTTCAACAAAACATCGGTGAAAGAAATTGTGCAATATTGTTTGTCACAGATCGGAATGAAAAACCTGAATTGCACCTATGACATCACTTATGAAAAATTTGTGATCAAAGATGCAAATGCTTTCGATGTACTGAAAAAATTGCAAGATGATACGAATGCACACATCTACATGCAAGGTGACACACTGAATGTGCATCCTGCATATATTGAAAAAGGTGGTGATGTGGTCTATGATTTTGCAGTGAACATTGAATCATCTGATCTGAAATATAGGAACAAAGATGATCGCAGGTTTGAAATCACTGTTGAAGGAATTGGATTGGATGGAAAGAAGAAAACAGTGACCATTGGCACAACTGGTGGTGAAAAACGAACCATCAAGGTTTTCAATGTGATGGATGATGCTGCACTGAAACAACGTGGTGAAGAAGAAATGAAACATCTGTCTTATGATGGATATGAAGGAAAAATCACCAGTTGGTTGATTCCTTATGTTGAACCGACCTATTCTGTACGCATAAAAGACAAAGAATATGAGTACAAAGAAGGCATTTATTATGCTGTTTCGGTTACAACCACATTCAGTGATCAGGGTGGTGTTCGTGAAGTTGAAATTGGACGAAAATTGGCAAAGTAATGAGTAAATACGCACGCATAGCAGAATTATTGAAAGGTTTTCAGAAAAACAGTGTTGTGTTCTTCAATGCACAGGTGGTGAGTGTTGAAGGTGCGACATGTACTGTGAAAATTGATAATCTGAAACTGGATGATGTGCGATTGCAACCGACCACAACAGGTGCAGATAATAAAGTGCTTCTGATTCCTGCAAAAGACACACACGTTTTGATTGGTTCTTTTTCAGGTGATTATAATAATCTGTTTGTATTGGCAGCAGATGAATATGAAAAGGTTGAAATCACCTGCAATGGTGTGAACTTGATGGAAACTGTATCTGATTTAATTGGTGCATTCTCAGGAACATTGGTGCTGACTACATCAGTAGGAACGGCAACAGGCACTTTTGATCCTGGTACTATTGCGAAATTAAAGAAGGTTGAAACGCAATTTAAACAGATTTTAAAATGAAGAATGTTGGTTTATTGCTTGATCAGGAAACAGCAGATTTGCATGTGCAGATTTTGAAGGATGCAGAAGGAAAGATTGTGCAGGGTTTGCATCTTGGTGATGTGACAAATCAGAATATCACCATCATTCTGAAAATGCAACCAGGTGAAATGAAGGAACAACCAACAGTGGGTGTCGGTATTGACAGCATGTTGTTAGATCACGAATATCTGTTGTATAAACACAAGATCAGACAGCAGTTGGTGGATGATGGAATGACAGTGAAGTATTTGGAAATTGAAGATCAAAAAGTGAATATAAATGCAGTCTATAAGTAAACAAGGACAATGGTTGGGTGATATCACTGTGCGTGAAGCAGGAAGCATTGAAGGTCTGATTGATATGGCTGTCAAAAATGAAATATCAACCACTGATGCTTTGGAAATAGGAACATCATTGCTTAATCCTGATCCAATCAACAGACGTGTGATCAATTATTATAAACGCAATAACATTTATCCTGCAACAGCATCAGATTACAAAGAAGAACAAATTGGTGGTGGTATTGGAAATATGGGTATTGAAATAAATTTTGTAGTGTCATGATCGAATTTTTATCAACACATTTGGACACAATAATTGCTTTTCTTTCAGGTGGTGGATTGCTGACTGTGATCACTGCACGTGCAACCAAAAGACAAGCAGAAGCACATGCAATGAAAGCCGTTCAGGAAGTTTATCAGGAAACTATAAAGGACTTACGGACTGATAAAGACAAAATGCGTGAAGATAATGCAGAAATGCGTGAAATGGTTGACAAACTTGAAATCAGGGTTCGTGAAATATCCATTGAAGTTGGTAAACTGAAAAGGTATAAATGCACAGTAGTTGGATGTGCAGCAAGAAGAAAAGATTGAAATATGAGAAAAATCGACAAAATTATATTGCATTGTGCAGCAACCAAAGAAGGTCAGCACTTCACAGTTGAAGATATTGACAAATGGCACAAACAGCGTGGATTCAAGAAAATAGGCTATCATTTTGTGATCTATTTGGATGGTTCGGTACACAAAGGACGTGATCTGTCTGAAATAGGTGCACATTGCCTGAATCAAAATGCAAATTCCATTGGCATATGCTATATAGGTGGTTTAGACAGCAATGGAAAACCAAAAGACACACGGACGCTTGCACAAATAAATGCAATGCATAAACTGGTTGAAACGTTGCAGTCAAAGTTTGATAATCTGACAATTCATGGACACAACGAATTTGCAAACAAAGCATGTCCATGTTTTGACGTAAAAAAAGAATTTAAGCAATGAAACACTTCCTGTTGATAATTATTTCGCTGATGGTGTTTTCATGCAAAGCACCACAAAGCACTGTTGTTGAATCGAAACTGAAAGAAGAAAACAACATTCAGAAGGATGTTTTGATGTTAGATGCACATGACCTGTCTGTGATATCAGATCAGGTGATGAAAAAGCTGATGAATGAGAAATTGAACATCAACATCAATCAAAAGAAATACGACACTGAAAAACCTATGAATCCTGAAACTGGTTTACATCCATTGAAAGAAGAAAATGATATCAATATCAACAAAGAAACGGATGTGCAGGAAGAATCAGAACATCACCAGGTGACAGATAGCGTTGCAAGTTCAGTGATCAAAGATGGATCAGTTGAAAAAAGCAAAAAAGATATTCAGATAGAAGAAACGAAAAAGCCAGGACTTTCCATGATAGAAAAAATATTGCTTGGTTTCGGACTGATGGTGGTGGGTGTGATCGTGTTCTTTGTGTCTAAGTTTCTATATAAAATATTCAAATAATTATGACAATTGCTGAAATAAAGAAATCAATGACTGACATGTTTATTCAAAACGATGATGTAAGGAATAAATATGGATTGAAGGATGGATTGACATTTGAAGATCAGTTTTCAACAGTGTCTATCGAAAATATATTGTTCTTCATTGTGGCAACTTGTATGTGGGTGAATCAACAGTTGTTTTCACAGCACAAGATTGATATTCAGCAACTATTGAATGAACAAAAAGCACACACAAGCAACTGGTATGCACACATGGCAAAGCAATTTCAGTTTGGTCAGGATTTGATTGCAGAAACAGACAGATATGACAATACTGGATTGACCAGTGAAGAAGTTGAAAAAAGACGTGTTGTCAAATATTCAGCAGCAGTTGAATCATTAGATAAAAGCATCTTATATCTGAAAATTGCCACTGATTCAAATGGTGTGCGTCAACCATTATCAAACAACCAGTTGACTGCATTTAAAGCATATATAAATGCCATTCAGGATGCAGGTGTACGAATGCAGGTGATCAATGATCAAGCAGATGATATGCGATTGAGAATCGACATTTATTATGATTCATTGATTCTTGATCAGGATGGAAAACAGTTGGATGGTGAAAATGATTCACCAGTGCAAAGTGCAATCAGAAATTATCTGAACAACCTTCCTTTCAATGGTACATATACCAATCAGGGTTTGGTGGATGTGTTGCAAAACCTGAATGGTGTTGAAGTTGCAGAACTCAAATCAGCAGCATCAAGATATGGTTATTATACTGAATATACTGAAATAGATGCACGTGAAATTCCACATGCAGGATATTACAAGATATCAGACAGTAATTTGATATTGAACTTTATTCCAAATGAAGAGATACTATAATACAAATTATTCGTTGTTGGTGACTTTGCTGTTGCCTATAATGCTGCGTAAAAATATTACCACAATTCTATTACGGTCACTGGTGCGTCCACTTGAATTGATCAGTGATTCATTTGTCAGATACATTGATTCATTGGTGGTGTCTGCAAATTCACAGGTGTGTTATATGGAAGCGATGATCAATGATGAATTTGACTTTATAGAAAGACGTATAAAAATACGCACAACAGACGTGGATTTGGATGCTTTGATCACCTGGAAGAAAACAACAACTAAACGGATATTGATTCCATCACACAACACTGATCAACGCTTTCTGCTAAATGCAAAAGGTCAGATTGGTGCAAATGAAAAAGACTTTGAAATTGTGTTTCCATCAGGTTACACACTTTCAGAAAGTGAAATGATCAAGTTAAAACAGATAGTGAATAGACATAAATTATCAACCAAAAAATATATTGTAGTCAATGAATAATGCAAATTTTTTAGCAAAGGAAAACTTTCCACAATCAACATATACATTCGATTTTCTGCAAAACATGATCAAGATGGCAGGAAGTTTGGCATTGCTTGGTGGTGATAATTTCATTCTGACAGGATGTGCAGATGGTGGAAAAGGTGTGTTCAGTGAAGGATTGATTGTGATCAATGGTCAGTTGTACCCATTTGCAGGTGGTGCAAAGAAAGCGAAAATAAAAATTCAGGAAACGAAAGAATCAGACCATTATGCAGGTGTTGATTATCCCGAAGCATACATTCATCGAAAAGTGATATTTGCTGATGATGGTGATATTCTTTGGGATGATCTGAAACAGGTTTTGACCAATAAGGATTTGGAAAACAAAATCAATGCACTTCGTGGTGAATCACCTGGATTTGTGAAAATGTGGTCAGGATTACCTGAAAGAATGGGAAAAGAATATCTGCTTTGTGATGGATCAACAGTGAACACTGCTGACTATCCTGATCTTGCATACTTCTATGGAAAGGAAGGTGAAAGCAGCTTTAAATTGCCTGATCTTCGACAAAGGTTTATTGTTGGTTATGATAATGGTGTGACTGACTATAATGAAATAGGCAAAATAGGTGGTGAGAAAGAACATGTTTTGACCACTGATGAAATGCCTGAACATAAGCACATCATGCCCTGGGGGGAAAATGTGAATCAGGATTGGAATCCACCCTGGGGATATGCAGATGATTATCTGACAGGAAGGCGTGGAAGTAACGGAAATGACAGTGATAATGCGTGGGCATGGTCATCACCATCAGGTAAGAATAAAGCACATGAAAACCGTCCACCTTTTTATGTGTTGGCTTTTGTAATACGTGCAAAATATTAAAATCATGGCTAGTTTAAAAGACATATTGAGTTGGTTTGAAAAGAATGACTATCCAACAGAAGAACAATTTAGAGAATCATGGAAATCTTTTTGGCATAAGTCAGAAAGAATTGATCAATCATCTGTTTTGGGGTTGCCTGATGCACTCAACAGTAAAGCATCAAAAGAAGATTTGGCAAATGCGACAACCAATTTCAAAGGGTATCACACATCATTGGCTGCATTGCTTGCTATTCATCCACAAAATGAGAATAAAAAGGACTTTTTTGCGTGGGTTGGCACACCTTATCCTGGCACAGTTCACAAAGTTTTTGCGGACAAAGGTGCATGGACTGACACTGGTGAAGTGCCAACACAACAGGAGATTGATTTGGCTGAATATACCAAAAGAGTGGATTTATTCAATAATGCCACAATTCCTTTTATTGCAGATGGCAATGGCTATTGGACAGGAACTGTTGGACAACCTGCAACGATAAGCACCGAATTTGAACAATACAGGTACATGAATCTTAAACATGTTTTACCTGGTACATTGGTTGTTTGGGATGGTTTTTTTGCGAATGCTCCAACTTCTGCAATATGTGCATTAATAGATTCAGCAGGTAATTTTGTGAAACGTCTGAATTTCAACGGATGTTCTAATATTGATTACAATACAGGACATTTTGAATATACAATGCCATCAAATGCTTCACAAATCGGTTTTTTCTTTGATATAAACAATGCTGCATTTCCAATTGCCAATGCAAAAATAACCATTGGCATAACAGATGAATCTGTAATAAAAGATGAAGTTTTGCCAACAGCAACCGAAATTCAGAAGGGTATAACAAAACTCACTGCTGCAATAGATGATCGCAATGATATAGCATTGTCATCTAAAGCTATGTTTGATTATAACAATATGCTGTTTGATAGTGGTGTTGCACCTTTTCCTTTCATTGCAGATGGCAATGGTTATTGGACAGGAACTGTCGGACAGCCTGTGACAATAAGCACACAATATCCTGAATATAGATACATGAATTTGAAACAGGTATTGCCAGGAACACTGATTGTTTGGGATGGTTTCTTTTCAACGCAACCAACATCAATGCTTTGTGCATTTGTTGATAATGATGGCAATTTTGTGAAACGTTTGAACTTCAACGAATGCACTAATATTAATTATGACACAGGACATTATGAATATATAATGCCATCAAATGCTTCACAGGTGGGTTTTGTTTTCAATGTTAATGGTGGTGCTTTATTTCCAATTGCCAATACAAAAATAACTATTGGCAAATCAGGGAAAATAAGAATTGAGCATATTAATATTGATGCTATTGTTGAAGAAATAGGTGGTGGATCAATAACAACAGGACGTGTCCTGGCTTCACAGTCTGATATGTTTATGCGTGGCAATGTATCAAAAAAATATGCAGCATCCACAAAGAAAAAATGTATCATTGTTGCAGGTCAAAGCAATACAGATGGACGTGTTCCTGCTGCACAATTTCCTTCAACCTATGTTGATGAAGGTGGTGCAACTGTTAATTATCTGACAGGTGGTCAAATACCAAACACAAAGTATTGCAAAAACAATCTGAATGCAAATTTTGGTACATGGTCACTTGGTTCTAATCGTTGGGCATACGATGCTATTGTATTAAGCAGGTTGCAGCATCTATTGAATGACACTGTGTATGAAATCAAATGGTCACAGGGTGGAACGGCTATTTCACCGAATGGTGGTGATGGTGGTGGATTTTGGACACCTCGATTTGAAAACATACCATCAAATAAAACTAAGTTGTTGCAAAACTTTGAACAATCAATCAGGGCAGCTATTGCAAACAATCCTGATTCATTTGATATAAAGGCTTTCTTATGGCATCAGGGTGAAAGTGACTGGTTGGCAGCTTCTGCACCTCAATACTATGACAGTCTTTGTGATGTGATTGATTATGTGCGTGGTGTTGTTGGCAATCCAATACTTCCATTCATCTTTGGAACTGTACCACACGCATCAGGTCAATATTCATCAATTGTTGAAGAAGCAATGAAAAGAGTTGCAGCACAGGACAAATATGTTTTCATGGTTGACATGTCGAATGGAACACTTTTGGATGCTTACCATTTTGATGCAGCTAGCAGCGAATATTTAGGCACTAAGATGTATGAGATATTGAGAGATAGTGTATTGTAATTAAATAGCGTTTAAATATAATTTAAAAGCCATTCAAACAATCTGAATGGCTTTTGCTATATTTGTACAGTTGTAGATGTATTTCAAACATCCGTGCGTGTGTTTTGATGTACATTTCATTTTAAAAAATTGTACAATTCGATTTTGCGATTATAAATGATAGCCAGAATTGTATTCAAAATAAATTATTTTACTCTGATGGGTTTGATAGCCGGAAGCATGACCGATCCACCTGCCTTGGCTTATGCTAATTCTGTTTCCGACAACGATGCACCGGCGGTCGGATATGCATCGGTTTATCCGCTAGTTATGTTTTTAAGGGTGTTGGCAGCCCAGTTGTTGATATTGTTCTTTCTTTAGCAAAACAAGCGTGAGCACCTCTGTTTAAATGTGATTTATAGCACAATGATACATATTGTCCTATAATTGTCTACAAAATGACTCATAGTAAAGGGTGTTTATTTGATAACTTTGCTGCAAGTAATAGTTAAATCTTTTATCATGACTGGGATATTAAATATTCGAGGAATTTTTCTTTTCGTAATATGTTTCTTTTTAAGCCAGGGACTTTTAGCTGAAATTATCACTTATCCGATTCCTGCCGAGTTGTACTATGCTCGCCATAACGACGATTTTACTGTAAAAGTAAGAGAGAAGGGAGGGAAATGGGTCGACCTTTTCGAATATACTGTAAAAGTAGATATGGATACACAAAGCGAGGCTTCGATGGCGTATTTCGATTTTTCGGGAACGGTCGAAGTACGTGTTCAAAAAAATAACGGAGAACTAAATTCTGCAATTATAAGTCCATTATCGAAAGGTATTGTGCCCGAAATAGATGGTAATGTTATAAGTTTTACTATCGACAAGCCTCAAAACTTATCGATAGAATGTAATGGCAACCGTTTGAATAATCTTCATTTGTTTGCGGGAGATATAGATACAAACAAACCCGACAAGAACGACCCCAATGTAATATATTTCGAAGCAGGCTATCATAAACCAACCGATTCGATAAATAAGGTGTTTAATATACCATCTAATTCGACTGTTTACTTAGAAGGGGGTGCTGTTTTGGCAGGAAAACTGAATTGCCATAAAGTTGAAAATGTAAAAATATGCGGACGGGGAATTTTGTTGGAGCCAACTCAGGCTATTAGTGTCGATTTTTCGAACAATATAACAATTGATGGAATTATAGCTCTTAATCCACGGTATTACACTGTTAGTGGAGGACAATCTACAAATATAACTATCAGCAATCTGAAATCGTTCAGTTATCAGGGTTGGAGCGATGGCTTGGATTTTATGTCGTGCAGGGATGTTGTTATCGATAACGTTTTTATGCGTAACTCCGACGACTGTATTGCAATTTATAACCACAGATGGGATTTTTGGGGCGATTCGCGTAATTTCTTAATTCAGAATTCGACCCTATGGGCTGATGTTGCCCATCCTATAAATATAGGTACACACGGAAATACCGAAACAGGCGATGAAGTAATGGAGAACATCGTTTTTCGTAATATCGATATATTGGAACACGATGAGGACGACCCCGATTATCAGGGCTGCATGGCTGTAAATGTTGGCGATTATAATACGGCAAGGAATATACTGTTCGAGGATATCCGTGTCGAGAGCATTCAGGAAGGGCAATTGTTTCATTTGCGGGTAATGTATAACAAGAAGTATAACACAGGCGAAGGAAAAGGTATAGAGGATATAACGTTTCGGAATATTTATTATAATGGAAAAAATGAAAATTCGGCGCTGACAGAAGGGTATGCTCCGGATCGAATGATAAAAAATATTACGTTCGAAAATATTGTAATAAATGGAATACGTGCCAAGTCGTTAGACGAATTGAATATGAATAGGGGAAAATATACGAAAGATATTCGTGTTAAATAG